TCAAATCAAAATGCTGCGTTCCATTATTAAGCAGGAAATTGAAGCTGCTGGTATTAATGGCATGGAGCATGGAGTCTGGGGCTGGGCAGAAAGGCAATTAGATGAGAGCTGGGCAGAGTTCCAGCAATCATTATTGATGCCTAATGAGAATAAATACACGGCTTACGAAAGTATTGAAGAACTTTTTGAAGACCTTCATGCTGACGAGAAGATTTGGTTAAAGAAAAAACTGGATGTTGAAGATACTCCCTGGCTCAATTGTGCCGATGGTTTCAAGAACCTTCCTGATGAAGATGCAGATCTCATTGACAGTGGTTCCAGGGTTGCTTAGTGTGGGTCTCTAATCGGTTTGCCGAACTTACTTCTTTCCATCGCTACACTATAATCTTAAAGAGCCTTATTTTTTTTACTTTTCTCATGGCTACTACATTTTCTTGGCGCATCGCCAACATGGAACGCGAAACTGCCGACGGTTTTGTATTTACCGTTCACTATACGGTTTCGGCGGATGATGGTGTTTATTCTTCGGGGGCGTATGGATCACTGGGCCTGGAGCGTCCCGAAAGTCTTATCCCTTTCGACGATCTCACCGAAGAAATGGTCGTTGACTGGGTGAAGGAAAAGTTTGGCGACGAAAAAGTGGAGGAGATTGAGCAAACCTTGCAAAGTGAGCTTGATGAAAAACATGCGCCTAGCAAACAAGCCGGAGTCCCCTGGAACTAATCATGGCAGTAAAAAGCAAGATTGGCATTAGCGGCCAAAAGTTCCTTTCGCCAAGTAAGCCGAAACGCACTCGTCAAGGTAACGGCAAAAATAGTCGCCCTTCTCATGGAAGAAAACTTTCACGAGGGCAAGGTAAATAATCACCAAGAGGGCTGTCGCCCTCTTTTTTATTAGACTAGAAAAAATGTTTATTTTTAATTGCAATGGGACAAGTCATAGCAGGTGGCGAACAATTTGAAACAAACATTGTTGCAGACCATCGCGGGCAAATTATTAAGCGTGGTGCAGATAGTGGTGAAGTGGATGCGTTTGGTAGGCAGCGCGTCAGCCAGCCCTTTACTTTATTTGATTCAACATTGCGTTACAGCAAACTTCCTGAAAAATGGAACGAAACAATTGTTGGATCTGCAACTTCAACTCATTTAACAAACGAAAGTTCTGTGGCCATGACTGTAACGGCTTCAGGAGATAGCGTAACTCGTCGCACTAGGCAAAGCTTTCCGTATCAACCGGGTAAGTCGTTACAAGTTATGCAAAGTTTTAAAGGAGCTACGCTTGCTAGTGGACTTATTCAAGAAGTTGGATATTTCAGTGAAAGCAATGGCGTCTTATTGCGAGCTAGTGGAACCACGCTACAGTTTGTCCAGAGATCGTACACAAGCGGAAGTGTAGTTGAAACTATTGTTAATCAAGACTCTTGGAATATTGATACTGCTTCTTGGTTAAATTTTGATAAAGTAAATATTTTTACAACTGACCTGGAATGGCTTGGAACTGGTCGCGTTAGGGTTGGATTTATTAAGGAAGGGGAATTTTATTATTGTCACGAGTTTCACAATGCAAACAGTCTTGATAGTGTTTACATGACAACAGCAGTGTTGCCTCTTACATATCGAATTGAAGCAACTGAAGCCGCTGGTGGCACGATGAAGCAGATCTGTTCAACAGTTATCAGCGAAGCAGGTTACGAACCCAAGGGAATCATCCATTCTGTTTCTCCTTCCATTGGAAGCATTCCCAATATCAGCGGTGAACGTATTGTTGCTGGCATCCGAATGGCATCAGGACGCACTGACAATATTGTTACTGTAGCGAAAGTTGACCTTGTAACTGAAAGTCAAAACGATACTATCAGGTGGCGTTTACGTCGCAATCCAACAACAAGTGGGTTTAGCTGGTCTGATTCTGACAATGGAAGAGGAAATGTTCAGACAACATCTTCTGGAACAATTGTATCCGGCGGCACAATTGTAGATAGTGGATTATTCTCAGAGCGAGGATCTGCTGAAATCGCTCATACGAATGGGCTTTCACTTGCTCTTGGCGTTAATGAAGATGGCAGTAGTGAAACGCTGTTTCTTACTGTTGCTAGTTCAGGGAATACTGCTACCACTGGCTTGCTGGGGTGGCGTGAACTGCTTTAACAGCTAAACTAAAGGCATTCCCTCTGTCGTCCACCATGGAAAATCCATTTTCAGATTCGCACAAAATCAATTGTGCTGAGGCTATTGCAGACGCATTACAGGAATTAGTTTGCTGCGAAAATGGTGAAACTGATGCTTATAAGGCATTGCGTTATTCCGTTGACACTTGGGTAAATTACCACGCTAAAGAGCTTGGTAAATGGAAAGCACTTCAACAATGCGTAAAGCGTTCTGTTTAATACATTGCACGAATTTGCAAAGGCCCTCCTAAAGGAGCTGGAGCGTCGTGTTCAATCATAATTCCCGGCAAATCACCTTCAACGAGGCTGATTTTTGCTTTTGGGAATAACTTTTGCGCTTTTTCCATTGCAATAATAGTTTTTTCTTCTGGGATCTTTTTGTCCCAATCGGATTGAAGTTTCTTTGTTTGCTCGTCAACTTGACGCATGGTAAACTCTGCTTTCCATTCAGCCCAGTCGGGGCGGCAACTATTAACAATTAACTGAAAAAGAGTGAGGGTTTGAACAGAAGAAAACCTACGAGCAAGTCGAATTGCTATCTCGTAAGCCAATGCGTTAAAGAGTTGATCTAAAGTCATTGACTAATAAGAATAGACCAACCTCCACTTCCTTTTACCCTCCATCGTGGCACCCAAAAATCACGATCATAATTAACGTACCTGCCACTAGAAACACCCGAATAGCTTCCGTTGATGAGATCAGCTCTCCCGTAAGGATCGTGAAATATATAACCTTTGGCGTCATAGCCAACAACAACAGACCAATGGCCTCCACCGGAAGGAGAATGTAATGAGCCATGGTGAAGCCAGCCGCAAGGAACTGGTCTACCTGCGTCAATCTCTTCTTTTAACATTTGCTCATTCATGATCGTAGTGAAACGAGCTTTTAATCCAAGAGATCGAAGTGCCTGTACTTGAGCGTTGCTATCAGTCGTGTCTCCAAACCTAGAGCGAATAGAATTATATTCATCATCTCCTTTTACTTTCCCGTAATAAGCTGCAACCATTGCACAAGAACTACTGAAACATTCCCTGTACCCTCTTCCTGACGCATTGTCGTGTTGCGAATAGTAAGGAACAGATAATGGATTGGAGAACTTTGGTTTTGCGGGACCGGATCGATACAATAAAGCAAACTCTTCTAATTGCTTGGGTGATAATTCCTCCTCTAGCCAATTCCAGGCAGCAATTTGATGGCTTTCGCTGTCGTAATATTTAGCAGCACTTGAGAGTTTAATTGCAGGGCTCATGGAGTAAGGTGCGTGGTTATTCATTAAACGTATCAATTTATTTGCATAATTTGGATCAGTTGCATAGCCCTCAGCTTCAAGCATTCGCGCTGCTTCTTCGCGATTCGGAGCGTTATTAACACCAGAGTAATGCTTCCAGTTCTTATACCAACGATCAACTAAATATTTAACACAAGCTTTGATAGAGGGAAAATTAATAAAACTATCTTTAATTGTCATCCATTGACCATTAATAAATTCTTGTGTTGTGCTGCTTGCACCTGAACCCTTAAGACCAAAGAAATTGTTTTTAGCTGACACATGCCTGCCAAAACCACTTTCTAATGCCCACTGAGCTGCAACAAGTTCTGGAAACTTAGCACTTACTTGTTTCGCGCAGGCGCTAATGCCTTCCCATGTGTTAGGGATCATTTTGATTCGCGATCAGGGAAGATTCCTTTGAGAATTTTCAGGACAAGTTGAACGGTGGAGTTTTCCTTAAGAGGACTAATTGCAATGATGTGTTCAGCAGCGCCAACCACAATAGCGCCAACAACGAACCATTCAGCAGCAGTCATGATAATAAAATCAAGTGTTCTATTTTAGCTTAGCGTCCAATTTCAAGAGAGCGCACTCGAACATCTAAGCTTTTCATGTTTTCTGTTAATACATCAAGCTTTTCAGTGATGTTTTCAATTTGAATTGTAATTCGTGATTGCTGATTGCCAACATACACGAGCATGCTTCCAGTAGCAAGAAGCATGCCTGCAGTGATGGTTACGGCAAAGTCTGCGAGCTTTTCTTGCCACGGTTTCATGGAATCTTTACGCGCTTTTCTTTATTCTATTTAAAACCAATAGCCACTCAAAGTGTCACAATATGCGTGTTTTAAGGCTAGGCTTTAGGCAAGCCAATTGAATAAAAAGGCTATGGGGAAAAGCAATGGACCAGAAGATCTTCTCTACTCTCTGTCTATATTGCGTCCCAGTGAAGCCAAAAGATGTTTTCGGAAATCTATTTTTGATGAATACCCATTGCGCGGTCATTTAGGACAATCAGCCTGTGCATATTGTGGGAGATGGTATGAAAAATTAACGCTTGATCATGTCATTCCCAAAAGCAAGGGAGGGCCTCATTATGCAAAGTGGAACTTAGTTCCAGCGTGCCAGAGATGCAATGGAGCCAAATCAAGCCAGCCAGTTTTTGAATGGTGGCGTCCTCAAAGATTTTGGACACTAGAGCGAGAAGAGCTTTTTCTTTCGTGGATTTATAGCAATAGCTTCATTAGTGCTTACACTGAAGTTTCTTCTTGGGAAGAATGGATGGAAATGTTGCAGCGAGCAGCACCGATAAAACAAGAAGACATTGCAAAGGCAGCCATGCGCTGGCCACCTTTGCCTCAAGTTGCTTAATTAAGCGGGGTCAAAAATAGGCGAAGGATCGTCATATCTCACGTTAGGCATTGGGCAAAACCCATCCTTACATTCTTCTTGTCTTGGCGGAAATTCATTTGTTTCGACAATGTCAATCAAACGATTTAAGTACCACTGAGCTTTAAATAAATCTTCAGCACCATTTTTGTTTTCATAACGCATCACATATTTAATTACGTTTCCTTTGATGTAGCCCTTGAAAGCTTCTTTGCTCATTGCAGCTTCAATGCATTCAATGGTTTCAATTCCATTGGTGCCTTGATAATGAGAAGGATGGTTTACGTTGTCCATGGTCAGAATTCGTAGTTGTTGTTTTGAAACGCCTCAAAGGCTTCAGGAGCCACTGGGCGGCCTAACTCAAGCAATGCATCGGCGTAAAGCTTAATCTCGCTCTGAGCACCTTCTCCGCGACGCAGGGAGATGAAATGAAGCAAGGCTTGCAGACTACAGGTCCAAACAAAGCTCACATACATGCAAGTTGGCAAAATACCACGAGCTTGTTCTTTGCTGACACCCATTGCCAAAAGCTCTTTGTAGGCATTACGAGCCGTGTCAATAGTGTCACTGTAAACACTATCAGCAAGTTGCTGCGTGCGTGATCCTACGGGCCCTGAAGATGCTTGGCGATTATTTTCAGATTGCTGCAAGAACTGGCCAGGAACATAAAATTCGACTTCTTCTGCAGAGCAATACCTAAAGCTTTTTTCGTTCCAGCCGACTTGCTCATCAACATAAGAAGACGCTACAGCGTGTTTCCACCATTGCCTTGCAACAAACAAAGGAGCCTTCACATCCCACTTGAATACGACGCCTCTAAAAGGAGAAGTGTGCTTGTGCTTAGCCAGATAATTAAGAAGCTTACGATCGCGGTCTGAAAAAGCCTCGCTTGAGGCATCAAATGATTGTCGCGCATCATTGACAACAGAAAGACTATTGCCCATGGAATCAAGAAGCCGTAAACGACTAATGCAATCTGCAAGAGGATCAATGTGAAAGGACATGAGCAACGGAACGCTTTTTAATCATAGACGGTGTGGCAGTCCGTAACAAGAGTTTCGGCATGCATCCCATGATTTTCTTTCCATAGTTCTTACCATAAAAGAACTGATGCAGAAAAAAAACATGCAATTCATGCTCCCTGTTACGCTTCGTGATTACAATGGGAAAAGCTTCAATGCTGAAATGGGACCATTTGAACACTCAGCAGAACGTGAATTCGCTCTTACTGTAAACAAAAAAGCAATTCAAGACTGCGATGACATTAAAAGCTTAAAAGAAGTTGCAGTTAATCTCCTTGTGGGATGGAGTGGCATGCAAACTGCAAGCCAAGCATTGATCCTTGAAAACATTCAACTTCGCCAAGCATTGGCGCAACGTGATGTTGATTTAGAAGCAGCAGACGCTATTGTGGCGGAAGCGGCTGAGATGGTAGAGAAGAGATACGAAGAGATTGATGAGCAATATGAGAAGAGATCATGGCGTGCCATGTGGGGTCTTTGGCCATGGCGGAAGTCAACAGGAAAATAGTCCAGCCACTTGTATAGGCAAGATTATATTTGCGACAATCACGCTCATAGCCACTGCCGCGAACATGACGACCGCCTGAATAAACAGCGCCTTGAATCTCAATGCCAGTGCGAGTTTGGGGGTGAGCAAAATCTAAACGGTAACGACGTGAACGAGGTTTTTCTTTTTTGCGCTCCAGATAATCAGTTTCCCAAGCTTCAATGTCACTGTATTCACGTTCCAATGGAATAGAACGATGTTTAGAGTTCCAAAGCTTGAGGAACTGATCTTCTAGAGCACTCACTGGAGCAATGCAATTGCTCTTATCCTAACGATTATCTCCATCGCCTTTGATCTTTCCTCGCATCATGCGATCACGAAGCTTGTCAAGGTTTTCTTGAGCAACATTTTCAAGATCAAAATTAAGCTCACTGGCAATTTGCGAAACATACCAAAGCACATCTCCAAGCTCTTTGCGAATAGCAGCGCGACTATCGTGATCAAAATATCCGCCCTTATCACGCATTACTTTCTTCATTTTTTCTGCAACTTCACCTGCTTCACCACAAAGGCCAAGCACGGGATAAGTCATGTTTTTACCTGCATCAGGGTAGATAGCTGTGCGACGTGATTCCTTTTGATAATCGTTGAATTCCATTGAATTAGCCTGGGTGGTGCTTGTGAGGAATGTAGCAATTGCAGTATTGACTGCAAAAATCTTCTTTGTCAGTGATGGGCCAAATGTAGTCTGTTTGGTTGGCTACGCTTTGAGGAGGACAATAATGACATTCTCCCAGGCGTCCTTCACCGGCCCGCCAAAATTTACAGTGTTCACATTGCATAATTTAAAAGGGGCCTTGCGGCCCCTCGCGAATCAAAAAGGAGCTTCTTCGGTTTCGTTCTGCCAAACAGAAGCATATCCTTTCGGCGCTTCACGGTCAGCACCCTTCACTTTTACGCTTCCCGTGAACTGCGGGGCGCGATCAGAAGAACGCTTTTGATTGGGCCATACAGCCATGTCAAGACTGTAGTTGCCACGATCGTTGGGGCCTGCTTGCTTCAATGCATTGAGCACGTCAGGGGTGAGATCGATGGCAGCAGTGATTGGGGGCCGATTGGCCATGGTGTTTCTCCTGTGGAGTAATGGAAATGCTCTGGTGAGCCTCCATATCTTACCCCCGATCCATGGTCAAAGCAAACGCTTTACCGCCAGGGTAGTGCTCTGTGAAATATCTTTTAACAGTGTCTTGCATGATGGCCTGCTGACTGACGAGTTCCAAGTCGTCAAGATGCACTAACTGCAGGGAAGCTTCGGGCTTGTCCGCTTCAGGGTCGTAACATGCAATGACACACCAAGCTTGCTCGACAGGCAGTCCATACATTTGACCGGCTGCCATCGTATAGGCACCAAGTTGTCGCTTGTAATCGGCTAGTTGCCTATCAGGCTTTTCTTTAAAGCTTGTCTTCCAATCGACCAATGCAACACTACCATCGGTCATTTTTGCAAGCATATCTAACGTGCCAGAATAGCCAATTGCTTGATCTTCATTAAACCATGCGACTGCACTTTCAATTAAAACTGGCTGTTCAATAGTTTCAAGAAAGGGCAGGGCAGCATCGTAATAAGGACGCCAGTCAACAGCACTGTCAAGATGATGTTCAATATCTTCTCCATTGAACCAATCTTCAATGACAGTATGAAGCCATGTGCCACGATTAGCAGCTAATCTTGTGCGTCGATTTGCTTCCTCTGGTCCTACTTTTTTACGCCAATTCATGAGTGCCATGATCTTTGACGCTGGTGCCATGGAAGAAAGAATTGTTGTTACCGAAGGAAGTAACATGCCTTCTGGAACATTAGGGAAGTCATTACATTGATAATGACGCTTGCCATTCAAAGCAATACGATTCGGTTCATAGTGTTCCAGAGAAGACATGAGAGATTCTAAGCAAAGGTCAAGGCAAGCCATGTTCACGCGGAACAACAGTGCCCGCAAATTTTAATGCGAGCACTGCTGCGGCAAAGTCTACTTTTTTGAATTTGCAATCTCCTTCACTGCTTCAATTGCATTTGATGCATTGTCACAAGAAGAACGGAGCTTCGCGATGATAACGGCATTCTCTTCTTTAGAGAAGGCAATGTTGTTGTCTTTCGCCCAAGTCGTAACGATTGTTGAAATGACATTGGCAAACATTGCACTGTCTTTAATGTCATCGCCTTTTGCGAGACCAAGATTTTCAAGTGCTGTTTTTCCTGACTTGAGACTGCTACGTTCATCAGGGAATTGCAAGGGATTAGCCTTACAAATGCAAGAAGCGATTCCTTTCCATTGAAGCTTTTCTCAAGCTCAAGTCCAATGCCTTCAATGCCACCAGAAGCCTCCTTGGGGGAAGGTGCAGCCTTCTTGGCCGCAGGAGCAGGCTTTGACGCTTCACCATCGTCTTTAGGAATGTCTTCGCCTGCATAAAGCTTCAGACCAAGACCAGTGAACGTGGCAATACATTTAACGGATGCACGTTGAATGTTGTCACTTACGGCACGAGCATCAAGTTGCTTCAATGCATTGTGCCTATTGTCCATCAATGGAAAGACAAGTGCAGGTGTGCGTTTTGTGCCGTCTGTGAGATACGGACGAAGAAGCCAGCAACCTTCCTGACCAAATACAGGCCATCCAATACGTTCCTCTTCAAAGGAAACATACAAGGAAGGGAATTCCTGCTTGAGATAGCGAAAGGCAAACGGCCAGGACAAGTAAGACAGTCCTTTGTAATTCTTCTCGACGTGATCACCAATTGGAAGCTCGTAAGCTTTTTTGAAGGCATCAGCGGGAATTTCAAGAGGAGTGAACATGCCAAGAGTGCGTTCGGTGAGCATGAAAGTAGAAGGGGATTCAGTCATTGTTGGGTTCAGCAGAGGAGTCGATGTAGGCGGAATCTTCAATCGAGCGTTCAAAAATAACCACGCTAACTTTATTTGCCTTCTCTGTTTCGTCGTGCATCATACTAGTGCCAGGCAGTGGCCAATCTTCAACGATGCGAATGTCGGTGATACCTCCATGGTATTTTGCGTCATAGCCTTCAAGAAGGCTCATTTCTTCGTCCTGCAAAAACACTGGAACATCTGGCCCATATTTTGATTCAATCTTAAAAATGATTTGCCGCAGTTCAGAGATTTTCATGGTTGGTTGGTTCTGTGTGGTCTTTGACAAATTGCCACGGCTCGTTAGCTAGCATGGCTTCTCCTTCCCATGAAGCAGTAGAACGAATGATACGTTCAATTGCTTCGGACTTGGAAAGAGCTGCGCCTTTCGCGATAGCAGCGAGATGATCGTAGGCTTGAGGACTGAGGGTGAAGTGATGGCGGGATTTTCCGCCTTCATAGCGAGGCATGGCTTTGAAACGACTCCCTGAGTTTAGGCCCACTTTTCCAGAAGCGCAAGCCTGCCGCGAAATTTAATCAACTCTTCACCATCGCCCATTGCTCTAAATGAAAAAATGGGCATAATTACCAGTACGCCTCTCCTTCTGCATGGCATTTTCAATTCTTGACCATCTTGAGACACTTGAGAAGAGCGACGCTCCTGGCAAGTACATCTGCCCTGCCTGTGGAGGTAACGACCTCTCTATCAACCTCAAGAACGGTGCTTACACCTGCTGGCATGACCCAACGTCAGCTCACCGTGCAGAAATTCGTGATGCACTCGCACCATTAACAAGATGGGAGAAACCCCCTCGAAGAGCCGGAGAGTTTCATTTTTCTTATTTCGATAACTCTGGGCAGAAAGTTGTAACAGTTCACCGTAAAGACGAGGACAATGGAAAGAAACGAATTTGGCAAGATTTTCCTACCATTGATCCAGAAGAACGAAATCATAAAATTGCGCTTCAAGAAGTGAAGGCAAATGTATTGCCTTATAAATACAACGAAGCAATAAAAGAACATAAGAAGAACGGTACGCCAATTTTCATTGTTGAAGGAGAATCAACTTGTGAATCACTCTGGGCAATTGGTATTCCTTCTGTCACTTTCCTCGGTGGAAGTAAACAATATCGCACAAATGCAGATTACTCTGGTCTCTTCAGAGATTATCAAGTTGTATTAGCACCTGATCGTGATGAGCAAGGTGTTGCTTTCATGGCGGAAGTTGCTAATGATAATCCTGGGGCTGGCTGGGTTTATGCAGATCCTCGTAGTTGGGAGTGGGATAATCTCCCGTCTGGTAATGGTTACGATCTTGGTGATTATATAGAAGAAGGCGCAACAAAAGAAGAAATTCTTTCCTCCATTGTTTCTAAAAATCGTCATTCCGGCAAGAACGGTAAACCTTCGTATGAAGAAATCATCAACACGATTGAAAACTTTATTGGTTTACACAATAATGATTCTCGTATTAATTACGAAACTGCAAACTGGTTAGAGCAACATGGCGTCAAGATGGCGCAAGCTAATATTGATAAAATCGTAGAAGAAGCGAAAACACGCATTTACGGTAGAGAAGAGATTGAAACAATTGATGCATTATCCATTGCATCTTCAGATAAAGCTCGTGATTGGTTAATTGCTGGAATCATGCCTCTTGGTACTGTAATGTTGTTTGCTGCTTCAGGCGGCAGCGGTAAAAGCACAATTGCATACAACTGGGCTCTTCATATCGCTTTAGGACAATCATGGAGTGGGCGTCATTGCTTAAAAGGAAAAAGTTTGATTATTCAATCTGACGAACCTCTTGTTGATGCCAGTGAAAAACTTACAGTGATTGGTTATCAAGATGCAGACCTGGAGCCAAATACAATTAATTTCTGGGAAACCTGGCGCTTTGCTCATATGAAACAACTTGAGGATTATGTCAAAAAACATCGTCCTTTATTTATTGCCATTGATAGTCTTACGGCTTGCCTTGCAGGGATGGATGTTGATTTAATTAAGAGCAATGCTGGCGATGTAATCTATGGCCTGCGCGACATTGCCAATACTTACAAGTGCAGCATCATGATCCTTCACCACTTGAACAAAAGTGGTGGTTTAAGAGATTCCAGTAGTTTTGTGGACAATGTTAGTGAAGTTGTGAAACTGTATCGTCCTGACAATAATTTCGATCCAAATGAATTCCACGTTGAATGGCTCAAAAGCAGGAGCGGCTTAACTGGTAAGCACGTCTTGCAACGTGATCCATTGAATTATGGTTGGCGATACGCTGGTCCTCTTGGTGCGTCCCTGGAGGATCTGGATAATGTTGTGAAGGTGGTGAACATGAGAAAGAACGAGCGCCTTACAAAGCGTCAAGTTGCTTCGAGTTCAGCCACGTTTGACATCAGTGGCACTGGAAAGATGCTTGAAGTGGCACGTCGCCAGGGACTTATTCTTAGTCAGTTTGTAGACGGTCCAAACGGCGAGAAGGAGCGTGTTTACCATTCCTGGGATTACGAAGAGCCTAACCTCACGTTTGAACCGGCCAAAACTGAAAAGGAGCCTGAAGATCCTGATGACTATTTCTAAGGCTTCTTCTTATCTCCGTCTCTCCGGCCCCCTGAGGGGCCTTTTTTATTGCTTCGCATACGTTTCCATTCGGCAGCCTCTTGGTCCCTCCTGAAGCCTTCCTGCTTGCCGTAGAGCCAGTTCTCAGTTGACTGTCCTGGCTTCGGACCGTTGCGTGGCAGTCGAATGATCTTGAATTCGTTGTTCTCCATGGTTGCTCGTAGGGAAGCACCCCGCAGGATACCAAAACAGAGCAATGGAGAGAAATGAGTATTTTCCTCTATTGACTTTTGCGTTTCATCCCTTTACCCTAGACCGTAAGGGCGTAAGTCCTCGTAACGAGCCCTTGAAAAGAAGCGAGAGAAGTCTAGCACCTTCGCGATTGTCTCTAATCAACCTTCGCGAGAGCGCCTTACGCGCAGAAGGCCCCCAAGGCCGCACGCGAAACACGGCGCTCTTAACTATCTCTTCTCTCTTCTCTTTACTTTTTCTGACTATGATCTAAAGGCCGCTACGAGAAAGCGAGCCCCCAAGGCGAGCCTATTCAAAGCGGCCTGATGTTTATTTTCACGAAAATGTTACGGCCCCCAAAACGCCCTTCCAAACTTCCTGCTATCGACCATAATGGGAACACAGTTGAAGTATGGGAGCACTATGGCTATTCAATCCCAAGTAAAGGCCCTTTTCCAAAAGCTCGTATTCTCTATGCTGCTTACGATGCAAATCAAGAGCGTCACTGGAGAGGAAGCTATCAAGAAATTGTCTCTTTAATTGATCGCAACTTTACTGAAGCTCCTCTTGCCAGTGGAATGACATCATGATGGACGAAACTACTAAAGCCGATTTCATTTCTTTAATGCAAGAACTTGAAGGTATCAAACTTAAACAATCTGCATTGAAACAAAAAGAAGAAAATTGCAAGGCAGATCTTATGGAAATGCTTAAAGACAATGGAATGCAAAGGGAATCATTTGAACATTATGGTTCTGTAAGAATTCAAACCAAAGTCGAAAAAGATTATGGTCCCGAAATTCGTAATCTTGAAATTGCCTACAAAGAAGCAAAAAAACTTGCTGATGACATGGGCGATTTTCAAATTATGAATAGTAAAGAATCATTGGTTTACTCTCCACCTAAAGATATTAAATTTTAATGTTAGACTAGGTTGGTGAGAAACCCTAGTAGTTGCAATGGCTAAACCAGAAATTCACTTCACAGATAGCGAAGAAGAGCTTCAATATGGAGTGAAAGTTTTAGTTGAGTCTGGATTTACTCCGCAACAAATTGAACGCATCAGAGATAAAATTGGCGTTGGCCCTGGTAAAATTCCTTACGACAAAGAAACCGTGGGTCAACGTCGATATATGGTTCAAGAATTATTAGCCGCAAGATTAAGTAATCGTCAAATTGCAAACGTATTGAAGCTTTCAAAAGAAACTGTAGCTTCTGATCGTAATTTCAATCGTCAGCTATGGGCTCAAGAAATTATCAAAAGCCAAGACGTTCATCGTGCTCGAATCTTGCAAGAGCAAATGGAACTAAAAGACATGGCAATGAAAAGCTTTGAGAAAAGCAAAAAGAAACGTACAATCACCATGAACGACAATGGAGGAGAAGAAGAAGGTTCTTCTATTGTCAAGATTGAAGAAAGCGCAGGTGAAAGCTCATTCCTGACCGTTGCTAAAGGCTGTCTCGAACAACAAGCGCGTATCCTTGGTTTGCATGACATCAAACCTCAAGTCGAAGAGAAGAAGAGCTACAAGGGCTTCTTAGATGACCTGGCGAAAACCATTAGTGATGTGAAAGAAAATGAAGCCAAGGCCAAAGCAGTTGACGCTAAATTCACTGTTGAAGACGAACCCGAAGAAGATCAAGAAATCAATGCTCTCCCCGCCAGCTTTGATCCTTAATCTTCCCTTTCATTGACAATCGTTTACTATGGAGCCATTATGCAAATAACAAGCGTTTCCCATGGAATTTTCCTCCGTAGACGACTTCCTCCGAAGAGCTGTTTCAGCTAAAGACGACAAGCGTCAAAAACTGAGCGACAAAATTGGCTCTACGCTTGAAGATGAAGGCACTTATGCCGTGCCAGTCGAAATTCATGATGCAATTCAAAATTGCTTCTTGAGTTACGGTGATGAAGTGTTTAAGCAAGTGGCGATGTATGCTCTTAGTAAATGGGCAAAACTTCATCAAGAAATTTTAGATGAACATATCAAAAACGAAGGCTCACAAGAAGCCTTGGCTACGCTTGCAGACATGGTAACCATGAACCATGCAATGCAAATGATCATGACCTGCGAAAGCTTTGGAGGCAATGAAGACTATCGCGCTGCATTGAAGAAAAACCTCAGTAAAATTCTCCTGGAACGATTAGAAGAAGACGGCAGAGACATTAGCGATTTTGCCACTGATTTCTTTGACGATTGACAATGACTTCTCTTCCTCCATTGGTATCCATCTGTGTGCCTCCGGCACTTAAAACAGAAGCAATGGCATTAGCCGCAGAAGATCCACCAATTCATCCGGCATGGAAAAAATTAAGCCAGAGAGGCCGTCATTTCGTTCTTCGCACTTCTTCCATTGAAGACATTGAAGAACTTGCTGATTGGGCTTACAGTTGGCTTAAAGAACCGGCTGAACCATTAAATAAAGCACGTCGCCAAGCTTTTCAAAACATCATTGAACGAGCAGGGCGCTATGTACATTTAACGCCCCTGGGCACCTGTCATTATATTGCAACCGGCTGGAAGCATAAAGAGAGCTAATCAATATTTTGTTGACAAGGGACGATGGAGAAGCAAATATAGGGGAGCGCTGAGAGGCGCAGTCGTTTTCTTCCATTGAAACCATGACCAATTCAGTTTCTATTCCCTCCATTGATTCCTTCGTTCGGTGGAGCTTTTCTGTAAAGGCGCTTGAGGATTACATTCAAACAATTGAAAGCTTAATGCTTGACAAGCCAGAAGCTAAGAATTCATTGTTTAATTTGTATTGTGAACTGATTGTTGCTCGCAGAAAGCATGAGGAGCAAAATGCTGCAACGAACGCACCAACCGCACAAGACTTTCAAGATTATGCTGTCCATTATTCAGATTCAGTAAGGCAAAGAGCTATCTGATTTTTTTTTATTTTTCTATTGACCATGACTCACCAAAACTCAATCTCCATTTCCTATACAAGCAAATGGGAATCATTCTCAAGAAACTCTGGTTATGACAGTGACATGTTCCTGCCAGAAGAGAAAATGGAATTCACGGTTCCAAACGCTTCTGATCTCAACACAAAACAATTGTTTCAGTTTTTCAAGAAAGTGATGTTAGCAATGGACTATAGCGAGAAAAGTATTGCCGTTGGTGCTATGAGCGTTGTCTTCAATTGCGATGGAGATGAAGCTATACAAAAGGCTATGTGCGATGAATTCGACCTCACGCTTAATGAAGATCTCCAGGATAAGTTTGAGGACTTCAAGAAAACCGAAGCAGAATGGGACCGTATTAATAAATTAGAACTTGAACATCACGGTGCTGGACCGGAGGATTACAATGAAACACAAAGTAACGAGGAGCCTTCCAATGGCTGAAATTCCAGTATTTAAAAACCTAGAAGACGAATCGCTTTATTCCGACATCTTCAAACGCAGGCTTGATCAGTTCTATTGCTTAGCTCATTTGGTAAAGGATGAGTTCTTTCCAGGATATAAATGGGAAGGGCTGCAACCAGGAACAATCAAGCTTCTTTTCGATCTCACAGACAATTTGTCTTATGACACCATGCAGGAATTTAAAACTGCCACTGGTTACGAAGAAGAAGACGACAAGCTTTTTGTTCCTCGCCATTGTCTCAAAGAAAGCTTAAAACAAGCAATGGAAGAAATTAATCAACAGGCCCAGTAGGGCCTTTTTTGTTATCATTCCTTTTCCATTGATTTAATCATGGAGCTTTACCCCGCTTGGTGAATGTGGGACAGGAAGTGTCAGCGCGTGAGCGGCTTCTAATTCACTTGGGAATCTTCAACTTCCCATAAAGAAAAGGGGCCGAAAGGCCCCTTTCTCTTTGCTGCAGCCTCCGATACTTCGCCTCCTCTCGTGGTTTCTCAAAAGAGAGGAACTGGCCCCCTAACACCGACCATGTACGGCGGACAGCCTTACGGACATGCCCAGGCCAATTAGAAGCGCCCATCCTTGCGGGTAGGGCCGACTGCTTACAAAGCATAACATCTAACGATGCAAAAGGCGAATGAGCTAACGTGGTTTATTCCAGGCGGGAGACCGGCTGGACCTAGCTAGTTCTTTTCTTTTTCCCAATGATTATTAAGTCGATTTTTTCTTCCATTGCCCTTTCTGCCGTATTTGCAGGAACAGCATCGGGTAAGCCCGTATGCGGTAATGCAAGCCATTATGGTCATGGTGACATCTTCCACGGGCGTATTGCTGCTGATGGCTCCAGGTTCAATGCCTATGGCCTTTCAACAGCACATCGTTGGCTTCCGTTCGGCAGCAAGCTTCGCGTTGTTAATCCAAGCAATGGAAAGAGCGTAGTGGTGCCTGTAACGGATCGTGGGCCATTCGTGCCTGGTCGCGTGCTGGATCTTTCGTATGGGGCGTTTAGGACCATTGCAGATCCTGGACAGGGAGTTGCGAGAGTATGTTTTGAGCGAATTTGATTCCTGCGGCCTTCGGGCCGCTTTTTTGTTGTTATAATTTACAAGCCAACTTTGATTGGTTTTTCGCTCTCTAAAGCGGCGCTTACAAGCACATGAGAAGACTAGCTACTCGTACTCAGCGGGATTTACTAGCAATTGCTCAAGATTTTCGTTGCGCGTTGTGCGACAACGAACTCCCTGACAACTTTGAATGTGATCACATAGTGCCGTTTTCGGAGGGAGGCTTAACCGCCTTGTACAACCTTCAAGCATTATGTCCATCATGTCATCTTACAAAAAGCCGCGTCCAGGCCAGCAAGCAGCCATTGACATGGCTGCCTCCAAAAAACGCAACCAACTAAACGCTCAATTGCCAACTGGTTACGGTAAAACGTTCACGGCAACTTCTATTTACTCAAAGCTTCAGTCACAAGGACGCGCTAGTCGTCTTTTGTATTTAGTGCCAAGCGATGGTCAACTGAATCAATTTGTCCAAGAAGGCAAAGGTGATTTGATTGATGCAGGTGTGGAAGGATCGCATTTTGTCTGCGATATTGCTTATTCAGGGTCTGCTGTTGCGCTTCGTCAGCATCGCATGAACACTCATCAAGTGTTTGCTTGTACTATTCAAGCTCTCACGGCCAATCGCGTTGGCGCCATCGTTAAAGAGCTAATGCAGACTGGTTTGTGGATGATTTGCGTTGATGAATATCATCACTATGGACTTGATTGTCTATGGGGGAAAACAGTTTTGTCTCTTCCTCGGCAGTTTTTACTTGCCATGTCTGCAACTCCATATCGCCCAGGAAACGATTCTGCTTTTGGCGAGCCTGACATTGCAGTAAGTTATCGCGAAGCGGTGCAGGAAGGCGCAGTCAAGCCTCTCACCTGTCATTCATACGACTATCGCATTGATGCGCTCGAAGAAAATGGAGAAGTGAGTAGTTACACTATCTCTACAATTATTGACAAAGCTGGAGGTGATGCGCCTGGAAAAGTAGAGAAAATTTTCCGCGACATGCGCTGGTCGCCTAAGTACGTCAGCCCCTTGGTTGAAGCTCCGATTGAGCGGATGATGCTTCATCGCATTGAAACTGGTCATAACAAGCTGCAAGTGCTAGTGGGCGCCATGTGCTGCTCATATGCCGAGCTAGTTTGCAAGCAAATCAAAGATCATATTGACTCTCTTTATCCTGGTCAACTTACTGTTGATTGGGTGGGAACGGGTCAGAACGGACGCTCTGACTCTGAAAATCGTTCAATCATTAAGAAATTTTGTCCTGACAAAGTAGACGGTAAGCGTCGCGCTGAAGATATCAAGCTGGACATTCTTGTACATGTTGGCATGGCAGGAGAAGGGCTTGATACTGTTTTCGTTTCTGACGTGGTGCATTTGAACAATGCATCACTTAATAACAGTAATCGCCAAGAAAATGGACGTGCTGCTCGCTTTCTTCCTGGCGTCACTGGAGTTGTTCATGTTGACTCGTCGAGTGATTTCCATGAATTTGTTGGCCCCAATATTGAACTTAGTTTTGACTATAACGACATTAAAGAAGCAGAAGACGATGGTAGTGAAATCATTGAAACCGCACCTTCTTCTGGCGTTAAGGCATTGCCAGATGAACCCAAAATTCGCATTTACAACATGGAATGCATTCGTATTATCAAAAGCGAAGTTGAAATGATGGCTAAAGCTGCGATCCAAGTGGGAAACTGGTCGAAAGATTTGCTGCTTAGCGAGGACTTCATGAAAGAAATGGAGATTGTTTATAAACAAATGAAGCATAAAGAACTTGAAAAGGGTAACGATCGGGCAGTGGTTGCTCAATGGAAGGAAACTGTTAGTTCTACACTTGGC